TCCATGCCTTGCCGGACTATTACGTAGCCCAGCAATTGCAAGTAGTACATAAAACCAAGCATGTGTTTTGGGCTCACTTTCTTGTACTGATCTTTCATATTAGAGGCCATCCTCTAAAAGATAGGCTGGCTCATGAGTGGCTGCATTGAGTTGACTACGGCGCTTTTTGGCCATATTCCATAAGGTTTTATGAACGTCTTGATGGCGTGAAGGAATTTCTAACTCTAATTCTTCAAGCGTTTTTAGATCTGCCGCATATTGGAGGCGGACGATTAAAGGTGATAATCCATCATCTTCTTGTTTTGTTTGCTTTAACTCTGCAAGGCGTTTGTGCATTTCATTTAATAGTGGCTTACGTTGTTCCTCCGTCCATTTAGTGGTGTAACGGATAACACTATTAACTTCTTCAGGGGTATGAAAGTTCTGGATGCTTTGAACTAATGATTCATAATTTTCAGGCATTGAAATGGTTGCCACTTCATCATTTGCTTGCGCATCTAAATCAGAAAAAACTTGTTCACTAGCTGTATCAGCAGCATCCATTTCAATAAAATCGAGTTCAATTAATCGTTCTTGCTTAGCCAGATTTATTTGGTCAATTTGCTCTTGAGTAAAGCCTTCTTTTTCAAGATTCGCACAAGTTGAATCTAGCTCTTTTTCTGACTGGCAAATACGGATTGCATCAAGCAAAATTTCAAATTGGGCATTAACATTCGGCTTAATATTAAGTTCGTTAGTAACTGGAGTTAATAGGTCTTCGGAAGCTGTGACATTAGTTTGTTCTGTAATAACAATCGCTGGCTGTTTATCTGCAGGGAAAACTTCAGAAGGTATTACTTTTGCCACTGGCTCAGCTTTTGATTTCTTGCCACGCTGTTTCTTTTTTTCATCACCTAAGCGAATAACACTTAAGTCATCATTAACTTCAAAACCTAACGCTTTAGATAGTGCTTTTAATTGAAGCTTGGCGTTTTCTGCATCACGTTGAACGAAGCCACTGTTAATAGAATCAATTAATGCGTTAGTTTTGAAATCTAAAACATAGACCGTAGGTGAATATGTACTGATTACAAAAACTTCCTGACCGTCTTCATACTCATCAATAGTTAATGGCTTTGTGAATGTAATGCCAGCCAGTTCAATAGTTTCGATTTTGATGCAGAATTCAAAACCCGGTTTGCCAAAAACAGAAGCGGGGAATTGATCTAAATCGGCAAAGTCCAACATGTCTCCGGCTGGACGACATAGAACAGTTTTACCGTTTTGAAGAGCTGCAAATGCTTCAGCTGCAGTTAGTAAGTTAGACATAAATAGCTCTCCTTTTAGTGATGTAACGACTGTTGTTGCTGAACTTGCTGAGGATTGTTTTTAGGTGCCCAACCCATCTGATCGGCACGTGCTTGGCATGCTCTATTGATACCCGCCTCATACGTAGTACCTTTAAACTTCTTAATCGCAGCATTTAAGATGTTGGTGTCTGGTGCATCTTTAATTGCTTTTAATGCATCTTGATATAGTTGGTCCTGAGTACGAGGCGGCTTCTGGTTACCACCCTGAGCGATTGTCTGATTATTTTGATTTGTATTTTGACCTGCTGGGGTAGAGGCATTTTGCTCTAGATAGGCATAGTCATAGTTGTATAGATATTTACTTCCATCAAAATTACCGAGGTAGACATCAGCTGCCACACCAATAGCTTTAAACGCTACACCAAGAGCATCAGTAACGGCCTTTTTATAACCTTCATCAATCGCTACTAATTTGCCCTTTTGAACTTCAACAATTGCTGAACCGCCGTTGCCGAAAAATTCCTCACCCCAAACACCATCAATCTTGGTTTTTACTGCTACTTCAGCAAAAGCCATAATGGTTCCATCTGGCGCAGTTTCGGACCACAAACGCACATGTCTATAAGTCCAGCCATGACCAACAGGTCCAAAGGCCTGAGTCATAGCCATTAATCGCCATTGAGGGTTAATATCTGATTTACCTTTTAAATAACCAAACTCAATTTTTTTAAGAAAATTGGTAGGCGTTTGCTTAACTGCATTCCAGATATGTAAGTTGTCTTTTGAGTTTTCAGTTGTCATTTTTCTTATCCTCATCTAGAGCCAGTGAAGCCGCGCTTAGTTTTATAAGCCTTGCGGTCATAAGTAGGGATGTTTGTTTCACGCAGTTTTATTGCGAGCTGCTTTCTGCGTTGGAAATCAATTTCTTGTGTGAGTTCATTCCAAACTTTTGGATAGTCAGTTTGGAACCTGAACACATTTAAAGGCGTCTTAAATCCGTCTTTAACTTTGTAAAGAACTGAGCCATTAGCATTAGATGCGTACACTTGCCAGCCAATGCGAACTGAATACAGCCCTTTATCATCACGGCCTAAAAATGACATGTAGCCGTCAGGGTGTTTTTTGAAATTAGACATGTTCAGCCTCCATACATTCGCATGTACCAACAAAGGCATACGTAAGCGGGCTAGGAGCATCTACAGGTGAGACGTCCTTAATATTTAAAGGAATAATTTCTTTGCGATATTTAACCAAAACCACATCACCTTCACGGCAATCGACAATTCCTTCTCTTGAAGAAAAACGTGCAGATTTAGAAGATTGGGTTACTCTGCAAAATGAAACCTCATCACCAGCTTTGATTTTTGAACCGTCAACAGGAATCATCTTCTTGCAAATAGGGCAGTTATAATCTTTCATTAGGCTGCCTCCAACCATTTATTACGGTCGATATAGCCCGCTAATAAAATATTTATGTTTTTATGGTCGTCATGATTGGTGAAATCATTCCAAGGTTTGCCGCTTAAGTCAGTTACTGACTCAATAGCAAGGTTAGTAATTTCAGCCGCTGTAAAATCAGATCCAGCTACACCATAGCTATCAGCTACGCCGTCAAAATCGAAGCTCACGTTTAGTTTGAAGCCGTCTATGCGGATAACAGCTACACCAGTTTTTTCACCTGTTTGCTTAATGCCTAAAAGTTCATATTCAGAAGCAACGACTTGTTTGCTTTCATATGAGTAGTTAGAAGGGACGCTAGAATTAGCGGTACGGTATTCACAAGAACCCAAGGCTACAAGTACAGCAATTGCTGTAACTCCAGTTACCTTGTGCTTGTTTGAAAAGGTTTTTACGTTCATAATTGATCTCGCAGTTTGCAAAAGCACATCGGAAGGTAAGAGAGTCGATGTGCTTTTTTGTTATCTGTGAGATAAATATTAACTATGGTTAATTTTATAGTCAAGCTAATTATTAACTCTGGTTAATTAATTTGTTAACCATAATTTGCTTTTTAAATGACAAAAGAAAACCCGCGAAAGCGGGTTCATAGTTTTAAATCTTTGTAAAAATTATCAGAAACCTTCTACCTTGTTCAACTAATAGTAAAATAGCTGAAATAGTAAAAAATAACATAATATAAAATACATAACTAAGATAAGGATTTATCAAGAAAAGTATAGCTATGCCCAGAACAATTGAAACTAAAAAAACAAAAATGTTTATAAAACAATCAACTATAAAAACTCTATAGTGTCCAGTTTTAACCATATTTTCTACTAACTTTCTATCCATAACAGCTGTTAACATTGCTACAGCTGTCAATAAAAAACCAAGAATGGTTCCACAAATACTCGCTATAAGTTTGGCAATTTCATATGGGGAAGTTTGAGAACCTTCCGTAAACTTAATTACTAGGCCAAATTTACTGTACAAAGCTACACAAACAATAAGAGATAGTGCTGAGCTAACGAATAGATGTTTGTGGCGATCCCATAATTTCATCTAACACCTCTCTTTTCTCATCATATACAGATTGTATCATGTCAATCATTGTCAAAAATGGGATAGATTTCTTGTCCGTCTCAACCTGTCGTGTTGCTTTTACTCTATCTGTTATTAGATCTAGCCATTCTCGCTTTCCTTCTTCAATGACTAGGACTTTTGCTCCTTTTGCTGCTCCCGAAGCCACTAATGTTTTTAGACCTCTTTTGAGAATATTTCCATTAAGGTAACCTGAGTCTTTTGATCGCAAATCGACGCCACCTGTAAGATTAAATAAGTCCGCACCTGCATTATTCATTAATGAAAAAAGATCTTCAGTGAATTTATTCGCATCATACATGCTTGGGGCGGTTGGCCGTGCAACAGAAATATGAAACTTTAAGGCTTCAGTTTGACTAGACATAAGCCTAGTTAATGCTGATTTAGTTAATATTGGCGCTGCCTCTACCTTAATTGAAGACAGGATAGTTAGAAAATCTGCAAATCTTTCTGGATGGTTTGCATGTGCATCATGTTGCCAAACCAAAATATTTTGAGTTGGGAATAGCATGAAACAGTTTCTTTCAATAATTCCCTGATCATCTTCTAATTGGATTTCAGTTTCATCTTCACCATATCTTGCATATGCAGGTAGTTGATCTATTCGATATTTACGGAATTGACCAATCCAATTTCCCTTTTGGTTTTTTTCCAATCTATAAAGTTCTCTAGTGAAGCCTCTAACTTCAACGAAACTGTCAGTTTCCCCACTTTTTACTTTAGTAAAAAAATCGTCCAAAAAATCTTTTTCATTTGTCCCAACAACTATTTGATAAAAATCGAAATTAATATCTTTTTTCGCCATTAAATTATCCTCAAAGTGCTTAATATGAATTAACTATGTTTTAGTCTTGATCTTCTTTTTGCTCTATATGTATATCGCATACAGTCAACCACTTGACCTACAAAATAACAATGTTCATCCAATGGAATTATATTTGGTTCAAATTTAGGATTTAGAGCTTGTAGATAACGAGATCCATCTGTCTCAATAACAAGCTTTTTAAAAGTTGCATCTTCAAATCTTCTAACCACAACCATATCGCCAGATTGCATGTCACTGTAGTAAACATCTGGGTCAACAAGAATGTAATCACCTTCTAGAAAGTCAGGTTGATTACTAACGCCTTGAACTTTTAAATAAAAACAATTAGTGCATTCATCAGGTAAAGGGAGCCACTCTTCAACCATTGATAGATCAACTGATTGCACATTGGTAAAAGTTCCAGCTTGAACCCATGAAAGAACTGGAGCTAAAGTTGCTGCTTTTCTAGAAACATTATTATCAATTTTTGGTTCTTCTTTGCCACCATATAACAACCAATCATCCGAAACATCTAAAAATTTAGCTATTACTTTTAAATTATCAGCAGTTGGAATACTTACACCATCAAGCCATTTTTTTGCAGCGACTGGGGATTTCTTAGTTGCTCGAGCAAGATCGGCAGCTTTTAGCTTTTTCTCATCCAATTTCTGTTTAATACGCTGGTGCAAAGACATAACAATATTTCCAAAAATATTAACTAATGTTAATACACTGTATTGAAACTATGGTTAACAAGTGGTAAATTTCAAATATTAACTATAGTTAACTTGGTGAATCCATGAATATTAGTGACCTAATGAATTATCACGATTGTAAAAATAAAAAAGAGCTTTCTAAAAAAACTGGTTATTCGACTGTGACCTTATGGAAGTGGGAGAACAATGGAATACCAGCTAGAACTCAAGCAGTTTTACAGGTCAAAACAAAAGGGAAGCTTAAAGCAGACCTTGAAGTATTAACCGTTTAGGAACTAATCATGAGCAAAGTATCAAATGAATTGCCTGCAAGTGCTAGCAACAACGAGTCGCTCATATTGCAAGCTCTTAATGCTAGCAATCAAAGATTAGTAGCAGAGAAGGTGGGAATAGATGCAAGTACCTTGTCGAGAATGAAAAATGACAAGAAAAACAATGGATTGACAGAGATTGAATTTATTAGCTCTTTGTTGACAGCCATTGGATTGAAGGTGGTCCCAGAAAGTGATGTGTATTGCTCACCTGAAATTGCAGAAGCAACACGAGTTTATTTAGCACATGCATTCACTTCACCTGAATACATGCGGATTTTATTCAAATAAAAAACCACTACCTGCGCAAACAGGAGTGGTTTATAGGCATTCAATTGAGGTGGATCAAATGAACACGAATAATCTATCAAATCAAGAACAAATAATCCAGAGCTGGTTTGAACCTGCTCTCCACACACTTAAAGCATTAATCAAAAAGTGTGAAGAAAACCTAGAGCGAATCAAAGCTGATACTAAAAATGCAGCTGTAAAGCGAGATGAATTTAAAGAGCTTTTAGTGCGTCAGCATCGTATTACGTACAACCATGCTGAGGAAATTATTAGAAGCCTTAGCCGTGCTGATCGTATTCGCTTCTTGGGTAGCACATACATTCAGATTAAAGAAGGCGGTGAAGCATGAATAAAATTTTATTTGGTGATTGCCGCGCATTGATGAAACAAATGATTGAGGAAGGGCTAAAAGCTCAAACATGCGTAACTTCACCACCATATTTTGGTTTACGTGATTACGGTGTTGATGGTCAATTAGGCTTAGAAAATACCGTTGATGAATACGTTCAAAACATGGTTGAAGTTTTTCGTTTAGTGCGAGAGCTGCTCCATGAAGATGGCACACTTTGGCTAAACCTTGGTGACAGTTATGCG